GAGGAAAACAATGGATAATATCGAATTAGATGCAAAAATTCATTCAAAGCGAGGTATCTGGTACGTCACCAGGCCCGGGCACCCCGTACAAAGGTTCAATAGTGAAGAAGAAGCTATAGCCTGTGTTAAAGGAAGGCCCCACGAAGATGAAGACGATATTTACGAATGTGAGGATTGTGGTAATGATCCCTGTTCTTGTGAAAATAACTCTTGGAAGAGAGAAATAAATTTTTCACCAAAAATACCTTAATTGAGGAGGAAAAAATGATTGAATTTTTAGAAAAACTTAAAGATTGGATTATATCAACTAAAGAAAAATTAAGAGAACCCGTTGCGACTCCTAGAAGGAAAGTAATTCTAGTCGGAATTGGTATATTAATAGTCTTTGGTATAGTATTATTTATCTAAGGAGTAAGAAGTGGAGCAAGATTACACTAGAAATGAAGTACAAGTAGATTTAGATAAATATCAAGAATTACTTAACAGAATTGATGAATTGGAAGATGCTGCTGAAGCCGCCGCACCTCCAAGCACTAAGTATCAAAAACTTAAAGATTTAGCGGGTGCAATAGACTCTTGGAGAATCTTTCCTAGAATCTTTATAACTACATACATCTATTTATTATATTATAGTGCAATGTGGTTTATGGAGCTTTCGGCTCCAACAATGGAACAGTCAGCATTAATATCAGTGATAGTAGGAGCAGGTGCCGCATGGTTCGGTTTATACACAAATACAGGATCGCCCAAAACATAGCGTTACTATGTTTATTAGCTAGTTGTACTACATTACCCAAGATATATATTAACGAACCTGAATGTTACGGCGGGTTCGCCCCTGGATATAGTGGAAACAGAAGCTATTATTTAGATACATTTAGACACTACGAAAGGTGTTATTTAGAATATGACAATAGAAATTAGTCGGAAGGATATAACTTCTAATGACTTATTAGACTTACAGTCTGAGACACGTTTTCTCAAACTTCCAGTAGCCCCATATCTGGAGCTGCTCGGCATAGAACCGCTACCATCACAAGTAGCTATTATTAATGCCATAAATAATCCCAAGTATAGGTTTATTTGTGCAGCACTATCTAGGCGCCAAGGAAAGACATATATAGCCAATATAATAGGACAGCTAGTATCATTAGTTCCGAACTCTAATATACTTATCATCTCACCCAATTACGCGTTGTCTCAGATTTCTTTTGATTTACAAAGAACTCTTATTAAGCATTTTGATTTAGAAATTAAAAGAGACAATGCAAAAGATAAGATAATAGAACTATCTAATGGTTCAACAGTTCGGATGGGGTCTATAAATCAAGTAGACTCAACTGTAGGTCGTTCTTATGATCTAATTATATTTGACGAAGCTGCACTATCTGCAGACGGTCGAGATGCTTTCAATGTAGCACTACGGCCTACGCTAGATAAAGTTAATTCTAAAGCTATATTCGTATCTACTCCGCGTGGTAAGAATAATTGGTTTGCTGAGTTCTATGATCGAGGATATAATGACGACTATCCAGAGTGGGCATCCATTAGGGCTACATATCGCGACAATCCTAGAATGAGTCAATTAGATATTAATGAAGCTAAAAGTACTATGAGTACTGCGGAATTTAAACAAGAATATGAAGCTGATTTTAATACTTATGAGGGTCAAATTTGGAATTTTGATATTGAAACTTGTATCGCAGACTTAAAAAATATAGAAACTTCTAAGATGGATATAATTGCAGGGATGGACGTAGGATATAGAGACCCTACTGCATTTTGTGTATTAGGTTATGACTGGGACTCTGAAAAATTTTATTTATTTGATGAATACCTAGATTCGGAACGAACCACAGAAAAACACGCCTCAGAGATACAGAAACTAATTAAAAAGTGGGATATAGACTACATTTATATCGACTCTGCAGCGCAACAAACTCGTTTTGATTTTGCACAAAATTTTGACATATCAACCATCAATGCAAAAAAATCTTTGACCGATGGAATTGGTCATGTCGCTTCAATTATTGACAATAATAATTTAATTGTAGATCAGAAATGCGAGCATACTTTAAAGTGTTTGGACCAATATCAGTGGGATACTAATCCTAACTTAGTCAGAGAAAAACCCAGGCATAACTTTGCTTCTCATATGGCAGATGCTTTAAGATACGCCTTGTACTCTTTTGAGACTGTGGCTACATCGTTTTAAAAATACCTAGTCGAAAATAGTATTTGACTTAGGACCTCAATTTCGATATAATTTTGGTAATAAAATAATGATCGAGCTGAAGAGAGATCTGGTAAAATATATCAGAGATCGAGCAAAATCAGGATATAAAAAAGGCACTGAATGTTATATTTGTGGTGGAATAAATCGTTTAGACTTTCATCACTTCTATAGCTTGAGCCCTTTATTGTATAGATGGGTTAAAAAACACAGGAAAGCTCCTGAAGAGATATTAGACTTCCGGGATGCATTTATACAAGAGCATTCGGCAGAGCTCTATGAACATACAGTTACTCTATGCCATGAGCATCATTTAAAGCTTCATTCTATTTACGGTAAAGACCCTTCATTAGCAACTGCTAAGAAGCAGGAAAACTGGGTAGAAATACAGAGAACTAAACATGGCTTGGTATGACAGAATATTAGGAATTAACCGCGAAGAGAAGCTGAATCCCGCTCAGGAGTTTTATGACCATAAAATAGATGCAAGCCGGGAGCCGATCACTCAATACGAACGCGCATATGAAGAATTAGAGATAGTAAATCGTGGCGTCAATATGGTAGTTGACGATGTCGCTGAGATCAAAACTAAAGTCGGCCCTGCGATTAAGGGAATGAGTATAGTTAAAAATATTAAAAGAGCCAAAGTTGACCTTTTAGTAAATCAAGAACCGAACCCGTTTCAAGACATAAATACATTTCGTCGAAACTTGGTTATAGACTATATCTTAGATGGTAACATTTTTGTTTATTATGATGGGGTTCATTTATATCATCTCCCCTCGGATAAGATGACGATTAATGCAAGTGAGACAACTTATATAGAAAATTATACTTTCCAATCTGATCTCATTTATAAACCGTCAGAAATTATTCATATTAAAGAGAACTCGTTCTACTCTATATACAGAGGAGTTCCAAGACTAAGTCCTTCGTTGCGTACAATGCAACTAATGACAAGTATGAGAAAGTTTCAAGATAACTTTTTCAAAAATGGGGCAGTACCAGGATTAGTACTAAAAAGCCCTAATACTTTATCAGAAAAGATTAAAGAAAGAATGCTCCAATCGTGGAGCACCCGCTATAGACCGGATGCAGGCGGGCGAAGACCTTTAATCCTGGATGGGGGCCTTGAAGTAGATTCGGTTTCAAATATAAACTTTAAAGAATTAGATTTTCAAAGTTCTATAGAAGAAAACGAGAAGATCATTCTTAAGTCTCTAGGAGTACCACCAATACTTTTAGATTCAGGAAATAATGCAAATATACGACCTAATATGAGGTTGTATTACTTAGAAACTATATTACCTATAGTAAGAAAGATAAACTTTGCATATGAAAGATTTTTCGGATTTAAACTAGAAGAAGATGTAACCAATATACCAGCGTTACAGCCAGAACTGAGAGATCAATCTCAGTATTATTCTTCTCTAGTAAATGGTGGAGTTATTACACCGAATGAGGCAAGAGAAGCGATAGGATTTGATCCTATTGAAGGTAACGACGAATTGCGAGTCCCTGCTAATATAGCAGGAAGCGCATCAAATCCAGATGAGGGCGGTGCACCTGCACAAAATGAGGAAGAAGAAGTTGAACCCTCCTTACCGCCAATAGAGGTAGAATAAATGTCAACTAGTATGCAAAAGAAGAAAATGTTAAAAACTTTGTCTGAATATTATATTAAGAAGGGGAAAGTTTATGATTCTTCTTTAGAATATGGTAGACAGACTGATACTCCTTATTCAATTAAAGAAATAAAAAAGATTATGGGTGGTTGGGGGATGTTATTTAAATACTTAAATACTGAGTACCCAGATATTGAAAAAGATATTAAAAAGGATAAGGAGCCCGTGAAAAAACCTGTTTTCCCAAAATCAAGGATTCCTTCACCTCCTAAGCCTAGTACAATGAAATTTGACTAGTAAAAAGGAAGATAATGAATAAAATTTTTAATCTAACTTCCACTTTTAAAACTCATACCGAGAAGGATGGAAGTGCTAGTATACGTGGTATGGCGAGCACTTCAGATTTTGATAGGGCTGGAGACAGTATCTCGCCAGATGCATGGACTAAAAGCAATGGCTTAAACAATTTTAAAAAGAATCCTATTATTCTTTTTAATCATGACTACGACCGTCCTATCGGTCGTGCTACGGGTCTCGATGTAACAGATAAAGGTCTGGAACTAGAGGCAAAGATTAGTAAGTCGGCTCCTGCGGGAGTTTGCGACTTAGTTAAGGATGGGGTTCTTGGAGCATTTTCTGTTGGTTTCCGAGTCAAGGACGCTGATTATATAGAGGAAACTGACGGACTCATGATAAAGGACGCTGAATTATTTGAGGTATCGGTTGTTTCTGTACCTTGCAATCAGGCAGCTACTTTTTCTTTAGCGAAATCGTTTGACTCGATAGAAGAGTATAATGATTTCAAGAAAACTTTTACAAATCGTGTAGATCTAGCCGGTCAGTTTCTGGCTAATGAAGATGAGAGATCATCCAGCGTAGCTAGTAATACACCGGTAAGGGCGGAGAAATCCGTGCAAGAGGAGATCGTAATGTCGGAAGATAAAACTCCCGAAGTCGACTTGGAGGCTTTTGCTAAACAAGTAGCTGAACAAACTGCTACTAATATTGCAATGAAGCAAGCCGAGCAAAAAGCTGCAGAGAAAGCTGAAGCCGAAAAGGCCGCAACTGAGACTGCAGAGAAAGTCAAGCAAGAAGAGAATGTTAAAACTGCTATTCAGGTAGGGGTTGAGACAGGTACTGAAAGGCTTGTTAAAGATGTAGAAGCTAAGCTCGCCGAAAAAGATATTGAGATCGAAGAAGTTCTCAATACTTATAAAACAGATCTTGAAGAGAAGAAGGAAGAAATTTCTCGCCTTCAAGAGTCTAAGCGAGTTTTCGCAAATCGCGGTGACGGTGATATTTCTAAGTGGGGTAAAGAGTTTCTTTATGCTTCAGTTCTTGGAAAAGTTACTGGTAAAGGTTGGAATACTGACTATGCCCGTGATATTATGCAAAAAGCGGGTGTTACTTATGACGCCTCAACTGGTATTGGCCTGGACGCAAGCGTATCTTCTACTTTCGAGAATGAAGTACGACTTGAGCAAAAAGTCGCTAATCTCTTTAGAGAAATGGCGGTTACTTCAGGTGCTACTGTCATGCCAATCATTCCAGATACTGAAGATGCAAACTGGAATGCTACTGGCCTAGAAACTACTGCTAATCTCTTGGAAGAGAAAGGTGCGAGCGATAACAACTTTCACGTTGGTCGTGTAACACTGAATGCCTATCGTTTGATTTCTGGTACATTTATCGCAAACGATACTGACGAGCAAATCGTCGTTAACGTTCTTCCTTGGATTTTATCAGCTCTTGCACGAGCACATGCTCGAGCAATTGATAGTTCAATCATGAATGGTACTGCTAATCAAGCCGGACTTTGTGGCGGGGCAGGTACTGATGGTGCCGGTTCTTTCTTAGCTGCTGATTCTGCTGATGTTACTGATATCGCTAATGACGGTTCAGGTGCACTAACTGGTGCAAACTTACTGGCCGCTCGCGCAGAAATGGGCAAATACGGAGTCAATCCTGCAGACGTAGCATACGTTGTTAACGTTGAAGAGTATTTTAACCTGATTGCAGATGCAGCGTTCTCAGATATTTCAGAAGTTGGTAGTGAACTCGCCATGAAGGTAGTTGGTCAGGTAGGGTCTATTTATGGATCTCCTGTAATAGCAAGTGATCAATTCTCACGTGCTACCACTAAAACTGCCGCTTGTGCCGTTAACGTTCATAACTACTTAATGCCTCGATTGAAGGCTGTAGGTATTGAAACTGACTACGAAGTAGCAGGTCAGCGTACTGCGGTAGTTGCTGCTCAGTCCAGAGGATTTGAGGAGCTAGTTGCAGGTGCTGGGGCAGATCAGCCAGCCGTTAGAATTGAATACGCCTAATTAGGTGTGTTTATTATTATTAACTTGCGGGGAGAGTTTTGGCTCTCCCCCAGGTTTTTACTAATTGACTTATGGCTGATTTAATCACAAGAGACGAGTACAAGTCCTTAAAGAACCTTTCTCAGAGTGTAAAAGAGGATGGTAGGATAGATGCGCTTATCGATTCTGTGAGTCCATTAGTAAAATCCTATTGTGGAAATAGTCTTGTAGATTATTATTCATCTAATAAGACCGAAACTTTCAATATTAATTGGGACACTCATATAGTTCAATTAACTGAAAGTCCTGTGAATGCAATTGTAAGCGTACAAGAACGTGAAGGATACTCTAGTTCTTATACTACTCTTACGACAGGTGCTCAAGAATATTTTTTAGATACTGATACAGACAGTGTAATTCGTACTACCGGTGGTTGGGAATATAAGAACTGGCCAAGAGGACCGGGGGCTGTCAAGATCGTTTATACAGCGGGGTGGGAAACCACTCCCAAAGATTTGCAACTAGCGGTTGCGGATCTTATAACTTATTATTTGAAAGATGAGTATAAAGAAAGACGAAGTTTACAAGGTGCAAGTATGCAAAATAAGGGAAGTTCGTCAATGTCTGATAATGTGGATTTTCCAGATCACATAAAGCGGGTCTTAGACCTTTATAAGAATTTCTAATGGCAAAACAAGATCTAGCATTATTAGAAAAGAAATTATTGCAAAAGATAATGTCAGGATCCGATGAGTTTCGTTTAAAATATTCCAATTATCACGAGATGGTAATACATAATAGTGATAGTGCTATTATAAAACAAGCTACTATACAAATAGCTCG